GGTGATCCGCACCAACTAGGGCTCCCTCCATTTCCATATTTGTTCATTCCGTCATATATGTATCCTGTACAGTTTTCTGAATTATTTCAACAATTATCTGCCCCACCGACAAAGAATCGCATGGGAAGTGGAATAATCTACCATCTAGACACACTTCATGCTTCTAAAAATTCGTTCCATTTTCTCTCGGTCAACTCCCAACTCGCATCCGGAAGGTATCGAGGCCCAATGAGCCTTCAAGCGGGAGGACATACCCAGAGATGCCATCGGCTTCGATCCCATCCAGGATAAGAAGTGCTTTATCCATCGAGGGTACGGTTTTCTGCCATTAGTTAGGGAGGAGAACATGACCGAAATCGAAAAGCACCAGATCCACGGGATGCATAATCCAGACCCTCACGGGAGATTCACCGAAAGCCTTCCGCTGAACGACAACCTATTTACAAGGGAATTGGGATACCAGGTTTCTTTGTCCATGGCTGAATACCTACTGAAGTCGGGAATTATGACCGGTGCGGAATTCCATAGAGCCAAATCCATCTTGCTTGAAAGATTCCGCCCACCAATTGGCTCATTGTTGGCCGAAGCCGGTTGACTATCGAGGCGTTGTGAGTGATTGATACGATACAATTTATTGCAGGGTATGTAGTTGCACAACTTCATACACCAAAGAAAATTAACACGGATTACCATGAGGAGGCAAAGCATGACCGAAATCCAAAAACAGCAAATCCATGAAATGCGCCGCTATGGATGCACCTACAAGCACATCGCCGATGCGCTCTCACTGAAGGCGGGAACAGTAAAGACCTACTGCGTACGTGCCGTACAAAAAGGTCTTGATATTTCCCCCGCTCCTATCGCTAACAGCCGGTGCAAACAGTGCGGTGCACCTGTCGAACAGATTCCCAAACGTAAGAAAAAGGTCTTCTGCTCGAAGGCATGTAGCCAAAAATGGTGGAACACCCATCTCTATTTGGTGGATCGATCTTCGAAAGCCCTTTACCACTTCACCTGCCGCACCTGCGGGAAAGAATTCTCCGCCTATGGTGCTCCTGACCGGAAGTACTGTAGCCACGAGTGCTATATCAACGCACGTTTCTATCAGGAGGCTGGTGATGCACAGTGAGCTGTTTCCTTCAGAACTCGGGTACCAAGCTGCACTCTCGCTCGCCGAAGGCATGTGCCGGTCGGGATTACTGACTGAAGCGGAAATGTCAAAGGCTCGAGCCCTGCTGGTCGATACCTATGCCCCTCCCCTCGGGAGTCTGTTCGCTATCCGCAATGAGTCCGCAAGTGAGCCACATCACTGTTTCCAGGAGGCCGTAGATGCACCAAGTGCAATGCAACCAACAAGGTCGTGATGCGAGCTCCATACGGGCTATCACCAACTATGGTGGCAAGGCTGCATCCCAAGGTCCCAAGGTTGTCAAGCTCGAACGTCCCGCTGCATCCAAGCCATCGAGAAAGCGGGTGGCCGCTTATGCCCGCGTCTCGGTCGACTCGGATGAGTTGATGCAATCCCTGGCAGCCCAGGTCAGCCACTACAGCACGCACATCCAAGCCAATCCGTTGTGGGAATATGCAGGGGTGTATGCGGATGCAGGGATTTCGGGGACGGCGACCAGGAACCGCAGCGAGTTCCAACGGCTCCTTGCCGATTGCGAGAAGGGAATGATTGATATCATCCTCACCAAATCCATCAGCCGTTTTGCACGCAACACCGTCGACCTGCTGAAGACGGTGAGGCACCTGAGGGAGCGCAACATCTCGGTACGCTTCGAACGGGAGAACATCGATTCCCTCTCACCCGATGGGGAGCTCATGCTCTCCATCCTCGCCTCGTATGCCCAAGAGGAGAGCCTCTCGATCAGCGAGAATGTGAAATGGGGTATCCGCAAGCGCTTCTCCCAAGGACGCTTCCTTGCCTATACCATCTATGGGTACCGATGGATCGACAATCATTTCGAGATCATCGAGGAAGAAGCCGAAGCGATCCGGTTCATGTACCGTGCTTTCGCTGACGGGATGATGCTCACCGAGATCTCCGATGCTCTGGCAAAACAGGGAATCTATAACCGCAAGGGAAAGCCCTTCGGCAAGACCTCGATACTACGGATCCTCGATCAGGAGAAATATCGGGGGTTCAGCATCCTGCAGCGTACTTTCACAGACGACCATATCACCCATCGAAAGCAGATGAACCGCGGAGAGCTACCAAAGTTTGAGGTGCAAGGAACTCACCCGATAATCATTGATGAAGAATTGCACCAGATGGTAGAAGCCGAGCGTGAACGCCGACGCCGATCAGGTGCGGTGAGATGGCGACGTGCCACGTGTTTTACCGGTAAGATTGTCTGTGGCTATTGCGGCAGAACGTTCACCTATACCCCCTACTCCCGCACCGGTGAACTCACCCAGTTCCAACAAGGCCACTACCAGTGTTCCCATAAGCGCAAACACGGGTCGAAGTCCTGCCCTTCCAAGAGCCTGCCAGTCTATACCCTGCGGCAGGTGTGCTGCTCACTTCTCGGCCCACTCGTGGGAGCTTCCGAGGGGGCTCAGTTCGAAGAGTCTTGGATCGATGATCTTGTCGACCACATCGTAGCATTCGCCAGTACCTTGGAATTCCACCTCAAGACCAATGAGGTCCTCACCATACCTTGGAAGAACACTGCCAAGCGCGACGCATGGGCTTATCGAAAAGCATTGGCACAACAAATTATCAACAACGAGGTGCAATCATGAGAGCAGTACGCGTAATCCCAGCGAACCGGGACCTGTCGACAGGACAGCAAACCAACCAATTCACTCCGAAACGACGGGTCGCAGGGTATGCCCGTGTCTCAACAGACAGTGAGGATCAGTACGCATCGTACGAGGCACAAGTGGACTATTATACGACTATGATCAAGGCGAATGCCGAGTGGGAATTCGTCGGCATCTATACCGATGAGGGTATCAGTGGCACCAGCACTAACAGGCGTGAGGGGTTCAATCGCATGATCGAAGATGCACTTGCTGGCAAGATCGACCTGATCGTCACCAAGAGTGTCAGCCGCTTCGCGCGCAACACCGTGGACAGCCTCTCGACCATCCGCAAGCTCAAGGAGCATAAGGTCGAGGTGTCGTTCGAGAAGGAAGGGATCCGGACCTTTGACAGCAAGGGGGAACTGTTGATCACCATCATGAGCTCCTTAGCGCAGGAAGAGTCCCGCTCAATTTCAGAAAATGTCAAATGGGGACGACGCAAACGCTTTGCCGATGGCCAGGTCACCGTCCCGTTCTCGCGGTTCCTTGGGTACGACAAGGGTCTCGATGGCAACTTAGTGGTGAATCCCGAGCAGGCAAAATTGGTGAAGTATATCTTTTCATTGTATCTCCATGGCCTGACGTTCCATGGGATAGCCAAGCGTCTGGAAAGCGAAGGGCATAAAACCGGTACCGGCAACAGTACGTGGCACGCCTCAGCGGTCAAACACATCCTTACCAATGTGAAGTACAAAGGTGATGCACTCTTGCAGAAGTACTACATCGCAGATTTCCTTACCAAGAAGCCGGTGCTGAATTGTGGAGAGGTGCCCCAGTATTACGTGCAGGACAACCATGAGGCGATCATCACAGCCGAGGTGTTCGACCTGGTGCAGAAGGAGTTCGAATACCGCTCGAAGCATGTAGAGACGATAAAAGGAACGCACCTGTTTTCCGGTCGGATCCGATGTGGCCACTGCGGGGGCTTGTTTGGACCGAAGATATGGCATTCCAAGAGTAAATACCGCAAGGTAGTGTGGCAGTGCAATGAAAAATATGCTGATCGGCACCACAAGTGCAGCGCCCCACACTTGTATGAAGAGGCACTGCAGGACCTATTCGTACAAGCGGTCAATACGGTCATTTCCCGGAAGGATGAAATTATCAGAACCCTTGAGAAGATCACCGAAGAAATCTTCGACACTGCCGCGGAAGAAGCGCATCTGGAAAGGGCGAAAGCAGAACGTCACGGGATTGTATCGCGTATGGAACAACTCAATACTGAGAATGCCAGTACGGCGATGGACCAACAGACGTACCGGAACCACTTCGATCAACTTTCCCAAGAGTATGCCGAGGTCAACAAGCAACTGACAGCTTTGGAAGACGCGATACGTGAGCGAAAGTCTCGTAAAACCAAAACGGAGTTATTCCTCAAGGCCCTGAAAAAACAGGAAAGATTGGTGACCGAGTTCTCCGAGCACCTTTGGTACTCGCTTGCCGATCATGCTGTGATCCACAGCAAGGAGGAT